CAGGCAATACAAGGGACAGGATGCCGATAAGTTATACTTGGACATAATCAAAAAGATACCCGGTCTATCTGCTTCAGGCGGAACCATGACTAGACAGAAATATCAGAGTGTATACAATTTAATGCGGGAGATAAGGGACAATGCTTTGGACTTGAAGGAAATCGATAAAGCACTATCAGATAATTTGAGAAACAAAAAATTTGATTATGACGATTTCTCTAAAGTAAAGGAGCAAATGATAAAAACTTTCTATGAAGTATCTGTTGATTTATCTAACTTCAAGGATGAAGAAGATGACTTGATGGAAGCAGATAGTGCTGATGCATTCTATGGTGATAATGCTTCATACGCATATACATCCTTTTCAGGAGATGTGAACACGGCACTTAGGTTCATAGATAAAGCGTATACCTATGTCAGAAACGTCTTGTCTAAAGCACAATCAAGTATGGAAGAAATTGATTCTGAAGGCATCAATATAGACCCTTCTCTACCATACCTAAGTATGAAACAAGGAACTGACGAAGAAATAAGAGACTTGAAACAAACTCTAACAAAAATGGACAGACTTACGAATGACTTTGATGGTCATGTCTATTCTCTTCCTGATGGCTCTAAGATGAAAGTCAGTATCAGAGGTAAAGGAAAAAATATAGAGTATTCTAGTCAACAATGAAAATAACATTAAACTGAGGTATGGTAGGAGAGGACATGATGGCGTGGCAGGAGATACTGAAAGCGTCTGACTTTCTAGAGAAACTAGAACCCAAACAGAAGAAGAAAATCAAGAAACTTCTGCAAATAACACAACCCACAAAGAACATGGGAGATGAGATGACTAAATTAGAAGATGTCATTGCAGAATTAGAGGAACTTGATTTAGTTAAGACAGATAAGATACTCACAAAGAAAATGAAGTCATTTCGTGAAAAGAATCTAGACTTACTCGCAAGTGCTGCGGAACTACGCAAGGACTATCAAACGCTTTATGACCAAATCAAGAGCGTGGCATACCCGAAGGGGGCGAAGAAGTGAAACTCAGAGTCGTTCAAGAAATTGAATGGCACAGAGGGATGAGGCTTCCAATGTTAGGTGATGAAGAATGACTTGGTTTGAAACGCTAAAGGGAAGTTGTGGCACAGAGAAGTCAGATGAAATGGCAAGAGTTACTACAACAGCATCCACTGGACAGGATGAAGAAGCGGCTAAGAGGACTGAGGATAAAGAGGCAAAACTACTGGCTATGATACGGGAGCGAAACAAGGCTGCTAGAGAGAAGGCAAACGAACCTGTTGAGAAACTTGTAGAATGGGTGCATGGGTGATTAAGATGAGTTGGGAAGATATACTAAAAGCACCGCCAATAAGGAATCCTAGAGAGGCAGAGTTCAAGGATAACACTAATGATAATTTATCAAGGTCTGAGTACGTTGAATTATTCCAAGAGAGGGTAGACCCAATCATACAGAGAGAAGGAAAGAAAAAATCAACATATGCAAGTATTGAACTTTCTGACCTACTAATGTCACCAAGAAGAGCGGTAGATGTAGCAGAGGACTTGTATGCAGATATGGGATACAACCTGATATTTACGACTGATGGAAAATTGATATTCAAATTAGAAGGAGAGGGAAGAGTATGAGCAAGAAAGAAGAAGAAAATGAGATGTTGTTATTGATGAAAGAACTAGTAGACAAGGTTAACGCCTTAGAGAAAGCAGTTTACCATAAGGATAACCTATTGATGAAATCAGGATTTGTGGTTCGTGAGTCGCCAAGACCCTCTATGGGTAGTGTTGAAGTTCCTGATGGTGGTAATATGTCTTGGGATGAAATTCGTAAGATGACGGAGAAAATGGAGGGAAGGTAATGCCGGAAAAAGTGACTAGGGAAGAGAAGATTGTGGAGTTGGCTATTGAGAAAGCCAAAGAAGTGATACAGGAGCAAGCACATCTAGGTCAGATTGGTTTAGATGAGGATGTTATGGGTGAAGAAGTGAAGGTAAAGAAGCCACAGAAGAACCCGCCTGAAGAGAAACTACCTAAGACTAGTAATATTGAGGGTAATGCAGATTTGGTAAACGAAGGATAGAGAGAAGGTTTTGATGTATAATGAAATCTTCGGGCGTATCTTTTGAGAAGGAAACTGAGGCTCTTACGAAAAGAGTGTTAGACTTTTTTGAAAGAGTAAGATACGCTTATCTTTCTGCTAAGGAAAACCCAAAGGAATATGGAAAGAAGTGGAAAAACACAGTGAAGAGCATCAGGGAGAACTTTGACGGTCTTGGAAAATTTTCTGAACTTCTAAAAGATAAGATAAATGAAAAGGAACTCTTCGATGAAAAAGCAACGGATGCTGAGTCTAACGTTGCAAGAAAAGTATACGAAGATGTAAAGAGAATGAGGTTTGAAACCTCAGAAATAAGTGACCCATTCTCAAAACAATTAGGCAATAAGGTACTAGAAACCCTGATGGATGACGAAGCGGTATTTGCTGCATTCATACACTATGCTCTCAGAAGCCATGCCAATACATTGCCAAAGAAAGCATGGGAAGAAGCCAACCTAAAACCTGACGAGATAACTCAAAACTCAATTGGGTTGGATATCGAAGTTAAGGACATTCCACTGTATATCATCGAACATTATGGTGATGATAAAGATACTAAGAGAGTCGAAGGAAAGTTCAACAAGGCTCTTGCTTTACTTAAGGAGGTCTATCAGAGCCAATACTCGGAAGAGAGATGGAATAATCTGAAAGACTTGGATATCGCCAAATCTGATGAGGAGAAGGCTGACGTAGATTTTCTAATACCTAACAAGCCAATGTATAGAATCTTTGAACTCGATGACATGAAGGAGATACTAGGTCTCAGTGGGGAGTATGTGGTTCAAGAGAAGTACGATGGGATGAGAGTTCAGATTCACAAGTTCAACAACAAAGTCAAAATTTTCTCATACAATGAAAAGGATATCACAGATAAATGTCCTGAGCAAGTTGAAAAAATGGAAAACAAGGCATTTGGAGATTGCATACTAGATGGAGAACTGATGCTGTTCAAGGATGATGAGGCTTTACACAGAGCAGATACAATCACACATGTCTTCAAGAAGAAACTAGATGGTGGAAAACTAAGACTACATGTTTTTGATATAATGAGGCATGAGGGAAGAGATTTAGTCGATGAGCCTCTTCGTGAGAGAATAAACATCCTACTGTACCAGTTTTCACAACACTCCTCAGAGGAACTAGCATTCCCATCTAAGAAAGATACTAGAATAGCAGATTCAATGAAAGAAGTTGGGGAATATGCTGAGAAGATAATGGAAATGCCAACAGCAGAAGGGGTAGTGATAAAGGACATAGAATCCACATACTACATAGGAAAAAGAAAGAATCCTAAGTGGATTAAATGGAAGAAGTTTGTTGATTTAGATGTCATTGTCTTAGACATGAAGAAAACTGCTAGTGGCATGTTTTCCTATACAATGGGTGCAGGGCCATTGTCTGCGGAAGAAAAGAGAGACATGAAATCTGTTGAGTACGAAGGTAAGGATTACGCTCCGGTTGGTAAAGCGTTGAATACCAAGATAGAGGTCAGTGTTGGTAGCATAATACGAGTTAAGGTAGATGAGGTGAATAAGAAGAAAGAGGGATTCAGTCTTTATTCAGCAAAACTCATTGAACTTCCTGAAGTAGATGAGCCGGACAAAATCAAGACTTTAGAGCAGTTGTCATCCAAGACTAAGAAATCACTCTCAGGATTAGTAGAACCCATTGCTACACCTAAGAGTTTAATCAACCCACTAGCAGTGGTAGCAGAGTTACAGGCAAAGGATTCCAAGAAAGTGAGTAAGTACATAGTCACAGATTATGTTCATGGAGAAGCAGAAATAATATTCAAGGGCGATGTTGATGGCTTCACCATCTATGGTTTGAAGGGAGACAAACTGATGGAGAAGAATGCGATGGTCAATATGGATGAAATGAGAGACCAGTTATCGAAGTTCATCAAATCTAGAAAATCAAAGTTGAGAGTCACTATAAGGGAGATGATAGAGGAAAATGATTCTCCAATGTCCTTTGATGATATCGAGGAGAAACTAAGAGCAGAGGAGTCTGACTCATATGATGAGATATTCAGCCTACAACCTAGAGAACTAATGAACTGGATGAAAAGACAGGATAGTTTCATCGAACTACCAAACAGCAAGTTCGATAACTCGCCGGAGGTTATACAGAAAGACAAAGAGGATTCTGAAATGGCTGGTAAGTTTGAAGTCAGACAGAGAGATGATGGGAACATAGACTTCATCATAGAAACTGAGAAAGATAGAATGGCTTGGTTAATTGACATAGATGAACCAACAGATATCTACGAACTGTTTGGAAAGTCAGGAAAGTATCCGGCTATGGTTTCTGAGAAAATAGATAGCACTAAGGTTCTAGATAGTGGTGAACTAATATTTGGTGTTCAGAAACATGGATATCATGAATATAGAATGGAAGGAGACAAGTTCCAATCTAGAATACACTTTAGAGTAGTTCCGTTGAATGAAAAGAAGTCTTGGATAGTATTCACAGGTAAACAACAGAAGATGTTAGATGATGACTCAAATGAGGGAATAATCAACATTAGCGATGATAAATACAGTAATTTGGAACTTCCTGAAGCCTCTTCGCCTGAAGATGAGTAAATCGTGTAGTTCATATAGTAAAAGATAATTCCTTTTGTAGTGTTTGCACCGCAGGAGGTTTTGATTAGACAGGAATCTAGTGATGGATTTACCATACTAAAGTCAGAAGAATTGACAATCGGTGGTTATGCATCAATAGAAGTAGTAGACAAGCAGAATGACTTGATTACTCTTGAAGCACTGGAAAAAGCAGTAGCAGAATTCATGGAAAGAAAGTCTTATCGAAATGTAATGTCAAACCATTCAAATGTTCAGGTCGGGGAGGTAATAGAGCAATATCGAGATACTAACGGGGTATTACACAAGACAGGTGTTGACAACGTTGGGTTCTATGTAGTTATCAAAATGAGAGATGACATAGAAAAGGCTAAGGAAATAGCAAGAGGTATTAGAAAAGGAACATTACGCTCATTCAGTATTGGTGGACAAGCAATATCAAAGAAACAAAGAAAATCGGAGGAATACGGGGAGTACAACGAGATTGACAACTTGGAGTTGCATGAAGTTACCATATGTGAAAAAGGAATAAACCCCGAAGCAAAATTCGACATATTAAAACACGAAAATGGAGGTGATAATTTGTCAGAAAAACTAGAAAGCGCACTAGAGGAGTTGAATGGTCTGCTAAAGCAGGTTCAGGAAGCAACTGGTGCAAAAACAGAAAATGTTGTAAAGGAAGAAATGGAAATGATGGAAGAAGAAAAGATGGATGACGAGGAAGACAAAATGATGTCTGAGGACAAAATGATGGCTGACGAGAAGATGGATGACGATGACGAGAGCAAGATGTCTTACAAAGGAGATGATGAGATGAAAGCACTTGACGAGGATTCCACTAGGGACTACGGTGCTGGCGAAGAAGTCGTCAGTGGCGGAAGACCTCTCGCTGCGCCAAGACAACTAGGCCCAATAAGCAAGGGTCTTGACTCAGCAGACTTCACTACTCTCGACTTGTCACCTGAGAACGTTGAGAAAGCATACGAGCAGTATCGTGCTGAACAACTTGAGAAGTTGGCATACGACAACCTCTCAAAGCAGTTTGAGGCTAGGCTCGCTGAAGAGATGGAAATGAAGAAGTCTCTAGCAGAGAAAGCAGAGTATGATGCACACTCAGAAGTGTCTGCTCTCAAAGAAGAGTTTGCAGAACTACGCAAGGCTCTAACCGCAGAGAAAGATGAAATTCGCAAGGCTACTGAGGTAGCAATGGAACTACCTGAAGGTTTCCCAACCACTGCTGAAGCAGTTGCTGAGATGTCTTGGGGAGATATCCATAATCTTGCAAGGAGAGTGAACTGAATGAGTGGATACATTAACACATTGAAAGACTTAGAAGCAGCCACCTACGGCTATGCTGGCGCACAGGGCAATGCTCTGCTAAAGGCTGCTGGCGTTGTTGGTGGTTTCGGAACGCCCCACGATGCAGCAAGCAACCCGTTTTCTGCTGCTAGTGGATTGGGAGACCTATACAATGTTCTTTACGGACAGAAAGTATGGTCTATGCTAAACCAAGAGGTTAACGCTCTTGCTATGCTATCCAAGAGACCATACACATCTAGTGGTTGGAGAGTTCTAAAGAGCCGACCTCAAGGTGGTTCAGCATCTGCATTCGCAGTAGGAACTGGCGCAACTGGTTCTGCTTCACCAAGAGCAGACAGCATAGGTGGCGTTGGTGAGAACGCATCTCTAGGAACTGGAAACGATATTCCAGCAATCGCTCCTGAGTATGAGAAACTATACATCAGCCCAAAGACTGTTGCTCACTTGTTTGAGTTCTCAGAACTTGGTATGGAACTTGCTTCCATTGATGATGGTGTCGGTGACATCAGAGCAATTATCCGTGAGGACATGGGTAAGCACCACGCAGAGACACAGAGCAAGATGCTACTAATGCCTCTTGAGAGGTACGATGATGGAACATCAACAAACATTGAGAGAAACTACACTTCTCTACTAAAGATTGTTGCATCTGCTGGTGAGATTGCTGCTATGTATAACGCAAACCTATTGGACACTGGTGCTAACAACGGAGACAACTCCGCAGTAGTCGCTGATGTTGTAAGACTATTCGGTACTTCCCGAACTGTCTCAATATCCAGCAACGCTGCAACTGGAACTGCTTCCTTCTTGGATGCAGAGGTTGACTTCGGTGACGGATACGCTGCTGGTGATGCTAGGGTTCTAACACTAACTCTGCTCAATGACATGATTCGCAGAATCAGGCAGAACGGCGGAAACCCAAAGGTTATCCTAACAGGATACGATACTATCCAGCACATTGCTGACTTACTACAAAGTCAGGAGAGGTTCATGGACAGGAAGGAGATTGTTCCAACCCACAACGGAGTTCGTGGAGTTAAGGGACAAGAGGCTGGATTCAGAGTTGCAACATACTATGACATCCCAATAATCCCAAGCAAGGACATGCCCTCGACTGGTGCAAACACGACCAACACTCTGAGCGACATACTGATACTAGACACAGACCATCTGTGGCTATCAGTGATGAAGCCTACCCAATACTTTGAGGATGGTATCACTAGCGGAAACCCATTCGGTGTTGGTAAACTCGGAAACCAAGGAATGTACCGAACAATGGGTGAAACCGGATGTTCGTTCTTCAAGGGTCAAGGAAAGATAACCAACCTAAAGAGTGCGTGAGGTGATTAAGAATGGCATTAGCATACACAGTTACTTTGCTTGCTGACCATAAGGGCGTAACTGCCCCAAAGGTCTCAGGTGACGAGTATGTAGTCGATGCTTTGATAGATGTAACGTCAATAGTCGCAGCAGGGTCAGTAATACCTGCTTCGGCTCTTGGCCTATCATCTATTCATAGTGTATCAATCACAGGTAGCGATAACGCCAACGCAGTGTTGCCATCAGTAGAGATTAGTGCCGCAGGTGCTTATGAGAGTGGAACATCCTTTGCTCTCATGTTCACTGCATTAGACGGAACTAATGCTACGTTGTCTAACGATGCTAACGGCGGTTCTGTTAGAGTCCGTGTATACGGTAATCTCTGATATCACAATGATTAAGTGATAACGTAAAGTAGTAGCCTCTGCCCGTAATAGGGCAGGGGTTACTACCAACAAAAAATAAGGTGATTAAAATGGCGAATGTTAAACTAAAACAACACAGAGTAAGTGGGCCGCTTCTTTTGAGAAGAGCAGGTGCGACCTACGCTCTAACAGCACAAGAGGAAACAAAAGTTCCGCTAGGAATAGCAGTGGGAATGCTAGGTGATAGTGGATTGATTGTTGAGTTTACGGCTAGTGATGAGGCAGAGTTACTAACTGCCAACGAATACACACTAGATTTACTCAGAAAGGAGTTTGGCTTAGAAGGGGATGTAAAGGCTATACAGGCTAGTATGTTCCCTAAGAAAAAATCACTGGCTGCTAAAGCAGTAGAGGCTGTCACACCAACACCAAAGCAAGAGGTAGTGGTTGAAGAGCCAACAGTCGAAGAATCTGAGGAGGAGACTATCGACTATTCAAAATACACAGTAAAGCAACTGAAAGAAATGCTTGAGGAAAAGGGACTATCAACTGAGGGAAAAAAAGCCGATTTGGTAGAGAGGATGACGGGGGCTGAGTAATGGCTTCCCCAACCTGTAATAGCAGTGGAGTCCTATCATCTTCAACAGTGGTAGCAAAACATCACTGCAAGATAATGAGCGTTCATGCAACATCAACTGCAAACGCACTATTTACTGTCAAGATTTGGGACAGTAACAACTCAACAACTAGCGGGAAGAAGGAGGTAGCAAGACTGCAACTACATGCAGGTGGAACTGCTCAGACCATTGAGCAAGACCTACATGGTGTTCTAGTCGCTAATGGCATCTATGCACAGATAGCGACAGGAACTGGAACTGTTTCAGTTAACTTTGCTTGAGGTGTTCAGATGCCAAGCATAGATACAGATACCCGACTAATTATGACTGTTCTTTTTGTTGGAGCAGTCAGTGGAATCAACGTTTATTTCTTCTCACAATATGGTACAACCTTCGTTAATGCATACGGCCCTTATCCAGTAGCGATAATATTCGGAGTGTTGACAGTAGGTGGAATAATGATATTGAAAGCATTGTTCGATTTAATACTAAATGATTACATAGAGGACTTCCTACTTCAAAGGCAAATCAACTCCTACTGGAATAGAAAGGCAAGGGATGAGGATAACAGAAAGAGAGTTAGAGAATCAATGAGAAACTTTCAGCAACAGTTTGGCATCCCTCTAGGTGGCTCTACGGTATATGGTGACAGTGTGATGCCCAACCTACCTCAGAACTCAGAACCAACAACAGTCAGCCCTACATTCCTGACAGGGTTCAATGAGTGATTACAATGGTTAGTGAAATCCTATTCGGGATGGATGAATCCACTCTCGCATACGATTTACAACGAGCGCACTCTGCTGATGTGTGGTTTCTAAGAG